GAAGAAAAAGATGAAACCCCTGAAGAGGTAAAGAAAAAAGAGCCTACTATTAAAATAGGTGGAGACAAAGGAGAGTCAATGTCTCAAAGTGTTATGAATGCTTTTGAAGAAGATGAAGAATCAGAGGAGGAGGAAGAACAAACAAATCAAGAAGTATCTCAACCTACCGGATCTACTGCCGCATCTCAGGCTTCAAGTCCGACACCTTTTATGCCCTTCTTTGATAGCGACCTTAACTTAGGTATGCCCACATATAGAGATGGTGGTTTTGGTAAAAAGTTTAATATGAAAAATATGAAGTTTGCCAATGGAGGAACTTTTGCAACTCCTGTAGCTAGAGCTTTTGGAGGAGGCAGTGGCGGAGGTGTCGGAGTAAGTGGAGGTTTTGACATACCCTCCATATATGAAAGTAACAGAGAAAAGGAAACGGTAAAGTCTGGACAAATGTATTTAAGCGTTAAAGTCCTAAGACTAGAAAATGAGATAGATAAATTTAAACAATCTATGGATGTCAACAGTGATCAAGATAATGCAAGGCTAGTTGCTTTAGAAACAGAGCTAAACGAATCTAGAGCAGAGTTGGCATCTTTAATGGGCTCAAGCAGAGCGATGAGTCAAAACGAATTATAATTATGGGAGAAACAATGATGATAATAATAGAAGGTTCAAGTGATCACTCCATGAAGAGCGGAGGTGAAGAAATGGATGTCATGGGATATCAGACAGAAAACTTTCACGTTTGCCCTGGAGCACTAGAGACATTTTCTAAAATAGTAAAACAAGGTCATAGGGGTCTAGAAGCAGATATGGTTAGAAATCTAGCCATGCTAACAGACGATTACTTAGCAGTAGAAGTTCAGGCTATGAAGTCGGGGGCTACACCTGAAATGATAGAAAACATGGTGTCAATAGGCAACAGCGTATTTTTTCACCTAGGAATATTTGCAAACACAATACAAGACGAATCCATAATACAGATGTTTGAGTTTATGCCGGGTCACATAACTAAGACAATGGGCATGATGTCACATGGTGGTATGGAAGAAGAGTCTTGTTAAATTAACTATTAAAAAAAATTATGGCATTAGCAACAAGAAAATCAGGAAACATACATTCAAAAACAGGTAGCGATCTATTATCTATGAAAGCAAAGTACGATGCAAACTCATTAGACAAGATGCCAAAGTATGATGACTTTCAAGCACTACTATATCAATTACAATTATTAAGAGAGGATATTGACGAGATTAGAAGATATATAGCAAGTGATGAATTGTTAGAGACAGGTGCATTAGGAGGTAGATTACCAGGCAGCGATCCAAGGGTTCGTGGTAGACTATGGAGCAATAATGGAGTAGTGATGGTTAGTCGAGGCTAAGTTCTTGCCTTAGATCTATTTCTTCTGTATTCACGTCTTACAGCTTTACATCCTTCACACCGACATCCGTTTCTATAAGCAGTAGCAGATGGGCAAGGCACAGGCTCTTTTTGCCTAGCAGCAGAGTAGTTGCAGGAAGCGTGTGAGAAAGCTATATTGTCTAGATCAAAAAAATTACCCACAGGATCGTCAGAGTCTAACCAAGGTGTCTTATGTTCTACAGTCATATCCTTAGAGATTTCTATCTCTGCACCACACTGATAGCACCAGTTGATCTTCAAACGTTTAGCTAAACTAAATAATAACTCTTTCTTTAATCGGTGTGCGGCAGTGCCAGGATTCATGCCTAGCTGTTTAGTTTTTTTAGTTTTAATACACATTTATCTGTAGTTTAGTATTCCCCCAAGAGCAAACTCTTGACCTATACTAGATCTAGAATTTAAAAACTTCTTATACTCCTCCTTCTTCCTATCTATATCTTCTTTTGTAAAATCAGGGTTACTATTATAATTTCTATACCAGTAGTCAACAACCGAATCTGGATCAGTGTTTGGAAGGGGTTCTGGAGAAATAGCGTACTTTATTCTGGCAGACAACGCTGCTGCTATTTCATTATTATCCTCTAACAGTTCTTTTAGATTACTCCTATCTTTACTTATAACATCATACTTGTCAAAGTAGTCATTATAAACCTTATCATAAGTTTCGTTTGTTTTAGAAACTAAGTCTTGTAAAAATATATCATCTATGGACCAGTGAGAATTAGTGTAGTCCCTACTGTAAGCACCCTCGTTAGCACCAAAAGAGTTTTCTAAAAAGGCTGTAGCCTCCATCAATACTTTTAGTTTTTTCTTGTCTTTAGTAGCGTCCCTTTCAACAACCCAGTTTATTGCGTCCTGTATTCCTTTAGATCTTTTACCAGAAGGAACTGTGCCGCCCTCTTGAAACTTCTTAAGCATAGTAGCTTTCTTTAAAGCCTCTAGTGCCGCCCTTTCACCCCTTGTTGCTCTAGCCGGGGGCTGTATAAGATCTAGAACTTCTTTTTTTGACAAGCCCATTTTCTCCCTGTATTCTCTAAAGTCAGAAGCGTCTAGCTTTACAAATTCAGCTATATTCTGAGCTATAGTATTGTCCTTTCCGAAATTAGATGCGTACTGACTTATCAAGTTAATAAAACCTTCATAGTCCTCATCACTTAAAGTATCCACCTTTTCTAAAGCCTGACTGATTCCTTGTATAAGTTCATCGTTGATATTTGAATATGTAAATCTTTGTTCAGCCCTTTGTTTGGCTTCCTCTTCACTAAATCCTTCGTCCTTAAGTTCTTCAACCATAACACTTCTAAGACTTTCCAAATAAGGCTTATCATCCCTATACGCTTCAACACGATCCAAATACTCAGTTACATTACCACCTATCTGCTCACCATAATTATCATAACCTATGTTTTCAGCTAGCTTATTAAAATAATCGTAATACTTTTGATCAACACTTTGGTTTTGCTTATTTATCAACATCTGCAAGAAAGCACTTTCAGCCTCTTCAACCTTTTTGTTTAGATCTTTTTTACCTGTATCTTCCACATCTACCTTTTCAGAAGGCACACTGTCTCTATAAAATAATTCATTAGCCACCAAAGGTTTTCCGTACATTCTTCTTGCCACCTCCTGCTCCATCTCTTTTTCGGTTATCATACCGTCCTGAGCCTTTCTTACATTATTACCCCTAGCATTACGATCACCAGCAGTCCTGGTTTTATTACCCCTATTCTTAGATGGGCTTTCTAACATTATGGATCCGTCAGACATATGAGAAACATCTTTGTTGTCCCCATTACCGTATGTGCCCTTGTCCCTATTGATCTTATTAAGCTTAGCACGCTTATTCTTAGCCTTAGGGCTACTGTGAAACTTCTTATATTCTTCTTTGTAATTTCTGGGCATAGGTCAAATATATAAAAAAAATGTGAGATAAGTTTAGGTTGGGGATAATAATGTAATACAACGCGTGTTAGCACAATACCAAAACCGGTATTTTTTAGGGGGGTAGGTCAGTATATACATAGGTCCACGATTTACAACGTCGATTTTTGCAACTATTAACAAAATTGTAGGCTTAATATATATACTATACTATATGTCAAAAATTTACATATATATATTTGTATATACCCAAAGCCATTCGTATATAGTTTTCTATATATGTCCACAATAGGCGATTGATGTTTCGTTCCGGAAACTATTTTGTTTGTGTGATGTGTGAAGCTTGGAGCTAACCCCCTACCAAAATTAATACATAATCCACCTAACATACTGAAATCAAATTTAAGGCACATTTTCTTGCATCTAAGAAACTTTCTATCTGCTATGGTGTAATACCATTATATACCTTCCGTTTCGCCATTAGAATCAATCTACCTCTGGTACCTCATATAGATATTTTTTTTAAACTTTTTTCCTCGAGAGAATGAAATTTTTTTATACTTTTTGTAATTTGTATTGTTATTTGAATTATCTTCGTACCATACGATTGACACAAGGTTAATCACTAACTAAAGATTACAACTATGACTGAAAAACAATATAACACCGAGAAAATATATACTAGAAAAGACATGGAAAAAGAAAAACGATACTATCTAGATATAATACAAAAATTATATGAGCAAATAGAGGTGAAGAAAAAAATGTTAACAGAAGCAGAGGATAGGGCAGACAAGTACGAAATGAAATACGATATATTATTTTCTGTAAAACATTTCTCTTAAGTAATACTGATGAGCTCTGATAGAGCGAAACTAGGGGAAACCCTAGTCTATTACTAACTAAAAATTACAACCATGTACAGAGGAATTGAAACAGAACTACTAGACAGAGCAACAATTATAATGGAAGATTATATTCCTATACTTTGGAACTCAAGCAATTATAGATTAAATATATTAGATGTAATATGTGAGAATACAGATTGGACAAAGGAGATGATTAGATTCGTACGGACACACGAAGAAGATACTGAACTATATGAAGGACTTGATTTCAGAACTATGATAACTCAAACTATAATGCACGACATTGGTGGACTAATGAGAAATGATGAACACTTTTTACCACGAATCTATTCACCAAATAAAAATATATAACTATGGATAATGTAAAATTATTAAATAAATACTCAAAGATAGTGGACGAAATTTCTAAGCTAGGAGATACCGGAGGGACTCATCACGATACTTGGTACTGCAATTATATGGGAGCAAACGAAGACTTGTTTGAGCTTGAGGAAATGGTCAGTTCTTTAGGGGTTAATTCTCCAGATGCGTATGAAACTCTTGAAGAGTGGGAAGAGATAGATGAAGGATATAACTATAGAATTGCTGGAATATGTGAAAGATTAGACAAAGCACTAATTGTAGCAAAGACAATAGATAAGCTAGATGAACTTGAAAATATTCTGGATGAGAATATAGTATACGGATAAGTATTACTGATGAGGTCTAATAGACCGAAACGTCGCGAGACGTCTAATACTAAAACTAAAACTACAACTATGACTAAAGAACAACAAATAGAAACACTATCTGACATACTAAACGAATCAAAAGTATTTGATAGCTATGCTATAAGGACAGGAATTAAACTTAATAACGATAGCGATATCTGGAGCGAAATTGAAGAATTTATCGTAGACAAAATCAATGAAGATACTAACTAATATACTACAACTATGAAAAAATACATCTTAATAGAATCTTGTAAATACACAGATAAAACAACAAATGAATTTGAATTTAAATGCGAATGGAGAGCAAAGAACAAAATGTGGGAATTACTTGATAGCAATAATTATATTCAAGGACATACAGATATTATATTACTAACTAAATAACTATAACTATGAAACTAAAAATAACAAGACAAAACAACACAGCAAACGAAATATCTATTGATATGGATATGATAATAAACGAACAAATATATCATCTAACCGGATATATAAACTTTCAAGATGATGACGCAGTAATTGATATAATATGCTTGTCTTCTACTTGGGATGAATATAGGGACTTATACGATTTTTGCGAAGAAATGGGATACGATTACTACGAAATAAAAAACTATATTATGAACCATACAGATAATAAAATTCCTAACTATAAAATTACTTACTAAAAACTATAACTATGAAAATATACATTTTAAATCACTATGTAGGTGGAGTACCATTTGACGGACACACTATTGGAGTGTACAAAACACTAGAACAAGCACAAGAAGAACTAAAAAGATCCATCAAAACATTTGGATACGATGAATTTGAAAATGATGAGGACAAAGGCGAGATTAATATCACCGACACATCTTGGTATGTAGATGATTGGGACACTGACTTTTTTGGGGGATGTGCAATACAAGAAATGGAAATCAATAACTAAATATATAACTATGAAAAGAACTAAAGTAAAAAATATAGAACAATTAAAGACAATATGCTCAGATGATTACTTCCAAGATTTCTACATATCTTTAGCCAACGGACTAGCCAGAAGCAGTAAAGAAATAAGATACAATAAAGAAGAAGATGTGTGGGAGGTAATAAATGGTATTGACGGAATTTATTTAGAATACTCTACAACACAATTAGAATCCTATACTAACATAATCCGAGCAATAGATAACGGAAATTTAATCCACATAAATTACTAACTTAAAATTTTAACTATGAAATTATACACATTTAAAGTATTTATAAAATCATGTGACGGAGAGTACTATTACGAAAAATTCGCAAAAACAAGCAAGAAAGAAATAACTAAACAAAGAAATTCAACTATAAAAAAGATGAAGTCACAGTATAAAGACTATGATTCTCATAAGGGTTATAATTCTCTTGCAGATGATTTTGATTTTGACAGAGAAGATAATATACTTGATGTATATGAAATTGAGACATTTGATATTCCTATTAACAAGCAAGGAATACTTAGAGCTTGGAAGATAGGATATTTAAATATGGAATAATAACTTAAAACTAACTAACTATGAAACCACTATCACAACTACAACTAACAGACAAAGAAATAGAACTAATAATAGATTCACTAAAAGATCGAATCCGGTACAAAGGAGTGCGACAACTATTAAGCAACATAAATAATCAACTACAAGAACGAGATGAATTAGTATATGTTAAAGAAAAGTCAGGACATATATTCCGGACAGAAAAAGAACTTATTGATTGGCTAAGAGGTAGAGGGATAGAGGGAACAGATGAATACATAATCAATGAATCAGTACAAATAGGCGAAGTAAAGCAAATAAAAAGAAGTGAAATAGAGGAATATGAGGAATTTATTAAATGGTTAACAGATACAAAATAAAATAAAGTGAAAATAATTTGCATATATTAAATACAATTAGTAAATTGCAAACAGAAATATTAATTAAAACTAAATAACTATGACTAATAAAGAATTTACATGCTTTAACGAATGGAAAAAGCAACTAATAGAATATAAATCTAAAATACATTGGATAGATAAGAATGGTACTAACCACTATCTATTCTCTAAAACTCCGACACTTGATACGGAAGGTAATATAGATTACAAAAAACTATTTCACACAAATAAAGTTAACAAGATAAAAGCATATCGTTGGATATGTGAGAACAAACCGGAACTTCTGGAAAAAACATAAGTATCCCTTGATACAAATAGTTACTTACATTAAGGGAGGAGGAGTAGAAGATAAGAGAGATAGTTTTTTTATATATCTAAATACATACTAACATACTCACTCTACTAATATAAGTTCCGGAAGTTACAAGAAAAAAATGACAATGTCAAGTATTAACAAAAAAAAATAAAATTATGGAAACAATTAAAGAATTAAAAGAATTAGTATCTCTTTTTAAATACAGAAAACGATCTACCAACGATAGTATAATAATGGTAGGTGATTTAGAAAAATTAGAAGAATTAATAATTAAATTATAAAGTTATGGAAAAAGAAAATAAAAATTATTCAGTATCAATGTGGGATATTCAATTC